CAGCGTAAATACCAGACAGCCTTTTTGAGATCTTCATCCTTCTTTCCTTTCATATCCGCTCGCCATTGGTACTTGAACGCACACAGCCGCGCATACGTCCGCACTGCGTCCTCTCCGAAGGCGTGAACCATCGCGTCTATACACTCAAGACCCTCACGCTGGTAGTGCGGCGGCGAGTTCACCATGTCAACCTCGTCATCCGCCTCAGCCGGTTGGAACGCTCGAACCGCATCGAGAAACCGCTTGTTCATCTTTGGCGTGATCTCACGGGTTTTCTTGATTCTGTAATAGCTGCTCTGAGGCAACCCGGCGCGGTCCAAAAACTCATGGACCTTCATCCCGGTTGATTCGAGCAGCCGCCCAACTCTCGCTAATGTTCGACCGGCATCCATTAGAACGGGATCTCGTCATCGAAGTCTTCTTCAGGCACCTCAATCTCTTTCGGCTTTGCCGCCATGCCTGCAAGACCAGCAGGTGCAGCAGATCCAGCTTTTTCTGCTTTCCGCAAGGCCGCTTGCATCTCAAGCGAAGTCTCGATGCGCGTGCATATGAACCGGGGCAGCATCTCGAACATATCGCAGTGAGCCTTCGACTCAGGCGATGAGTTACCAGCAAACTCAGCGCAGTACACGTCGATGTCGAACGCAGTCTGATCGTTATGCGTCGCAACCTTCTTCGCACCACCGTCCGGTTTGAAGATCGAGACAACCTTCGCGTTACCATTCTGGTTATGCTCCACCTCGATATCGCAAGACACACCCAGCACGTTCTGCAAGTCAAAGCCTTTCAACTCTTCTGGCGTGAACGACTTGCCGCGCCAAGACTTCAGGTCTTTATGCAGACCAGAGTTCTCGTTCAGCGACAAAGTGTATTGCTTGAAAATCGACATTGGCGCATCATTGCTCGTCCGCACCTCCGGTAACTCCCAGAATAGGAACACGCAATGTCGCGGACGCTCAGGCTCTCCTTGAAACCCTTCCATCAGCGTACCGCCGTCAACAATTTTGTAACAAACCGCACGATGAGTTCCGGGTGGAACTTGTTCGTACTCCCCTCCTCCACTACTTGCCATCAATCCCATCACTATCTCCTCTTGTCAAAATGTACAGATGTGCAGTATTGTACACACCCGGCTGAGAGAGAGTAAAGCATGTCCTTTGAAATAAAAACCCCAAACACCAAAAATTTTGAGAGACCACTCTCAGGCGGCATGCGTGCCGACTTCGAGCAGTGGCTGAGAAGTCAAGGCCTGACCCCAAGAGGAGATCTGGCAACCGAAGGGAAGATAGGACGCGCATACATCGAAGAGGACGGGAAGAGAAAAGAGCGAGGCTGGTATCAAGTCTGGCTGAACCAAGAAAGCCCTTTCGGGCAATGCGGCGATTACGCGCACGATAGCATTGAACCGATAGCGCGATGGAATCCACGCGGCGAGAACCAAGTCAGGAAGTTTACCCCAGAGGAGCTGGCTGAATTGGAGCGACAGCGAGCTGAGTACGAGCAAGAGAAGATTGCCAAGCAAGCCATCGCTGCCAAACAAGCGCAGCGTGCTTGGGAGAAGGCTGCACATATCGACACGCACCCTTACCTACAAAAGAAGCAGGTCAAGTCTTACGGTTTGCGAGAGAGCGCAGAAGGCAAGCTATTGATACCCATGCTCGACGCAACGCTAACCATCGTCGGCATGCAAGGCATCGAGCCAGACGGCACCAAGAAATACTTCCCCGGCAGCAAAGCGGCTGGCAGTTTCTTCATGATCGGTCAAGATCAAATAAGAGACGCGCACACCATCTACTACGCTGAGGGTTACGCAACCGCAGCGAGCGTGTACGAAGACATGCAGCAACCGGTGATCGTGGCATTCTCTGCCAGCAATCTGCCCAAGGTAGCCAAGGTCATTCAGTCATATTTCCCCCAGCCCAAGCACGTCATCATGGCTGATTGTGACGACAACGACACGGGAGAGAAATGGGCGATCAAAGCCGCTCAAGCCATCAGAGCCGAAGGATCGGAGGCCGAGGTATTGATGCCTGAGCAAAAAGGCGATTACAACGATATGAAGACCGAGATCGAGGGTGAGTTCTTACCCAAGGTCAAAGAGGTCAATGTCCCGGTCGAGTATGAGTTCGACAAGTCAGAGCGCGGTAAATACCTGATGACCGCCGAGAACCTGAGAGGCGTGCTAGAGGTCAACCAAATCGACGTGGCATACAACGTCATCAAAAAACGAATCGTCATCACGGTTCCAAACAAAGAGTTTATACGCGACTTACACGATGAAGCAGCGCTCGCAGAGATAGAGAACCGATGTATCAAGATGGGCGTGCCACACCAGAAGGTGATGCACTACATCAAGCTGGTAGCGCGAGAGCACAACCCGGTTAAGGATTGGATCGACAGTGAGCCATGGGATGGCAAGGACCGGCTAAACGATTTCCTCAACACCATCCAAAGCAGTCAACCGAAGATCAAAGACATGCTGCTGACAAAGTGGCTGATCTCCGCCATCGCCGCTGTCTACGAGGATGAGTTCGCGGCTGAGGGCATACTGGTGTTTCAAGGGGCGCAAGGTTTAGGCAAGACCATGTGGTTCAAAAGACTAGCCAATTATCAACAAGGATGGCTGCTCGAAGGCGCGACGCTCAACCCCAGCTCGAAAGACTCAGTGAAGCAGGCGGTTAGTTACTGGCTGGTTGAGCTTGGCGAGCTTGAGTCAACGTTCAGGAAGTCAGACATTGACCAACTCAAGGCATTTGTCACCAAGCAAGCGGATGAGCTGCGCTTACCTTATGACCGCACCTTCACGGACTACCAGCGGCGCACAGCGTTTTATGCAAGCGTAAACGCACGCGAGTTCCTGACCGATACATCAGGTAACCGGCGGTTTTGGGTCGTACCTGTCACGCACATCGATTACAACCACACCATCAACATGCAGCAGCTTTGGGCGCAGGTCGCAGAGCAATTGTATGAGAAGGGCAAGAAGAACTGGTTCTTGACGAGCGAAGAGCGAGGCATGCTGAACGATCACAACGAGTCATTCCGCACGCAGTCAGCCGTCGAGGATTTACTGATGGAGCATGTCGATTGGGATTCGGACATGACCGAACCGGTTCAGATGACAACCTTGCTGCGTGACTTGGGTATCCAAAATCCAAGGGTAGCTGACTTCAAGGAAGCGAGCAGGGTGCTGCAAGATAAGGGTGTGATACCTCGTAAGAGCAACGGTAAGCGCGTGTATGACATCAAGTACACGCCGGTTAAGCAGGAGCGATTGGGCAACGTGGTGCCGTTCTAACAGGGTAGGGTACTATTATTGATCCTACCCTCCCTGTCGATGCGCTTTAAGTTTGACTCTCAAGCAACTGATTAATAGATCTTTATTACTACAGGGTAGGGTAGGGTACATTACTATATATATATTTATATTTAGATAAGAAGAACAGGATAAGTAGCATGCTATATACATATAGATTTGTTTTGGGTACGTACCCTCGTACTCTACCCTCCCTGTTTACGGTTGGAGGTGAGAGATGAGCGACTATCCGAAACCGAAGGGTAGGCCGAAGAAAGAGAGGCCGAAGCTGGCAGACGTGCCAACTCAGTTTGTGCCAAACGTGGAATTCGGGCTGACTGAGATGCAGACGGCGTTTGTGTGGCACTACGCGCACGGCGGGTGTGGGCAGACTGAGGCGGCGAGGAGAGCTGGGTTCACGTACCCGGCGATGAGCGCAAGCAAGCTGATGAACGGCCGAGACCATCCCAATGTGGTTAAGGCGATCAGAGCTGAGCAGGAAGAAATGCGTCAGCGATATGCCATCACGCCAGAGAAGACCGGGCAGATGCTGTGGAAGATTGCGGAGACGAGCTTCGAGAGCGGCGCTTACAACGCAGCGGTGAGCGCGGTCAAAGAGCTGAACCAACTGGCAGGCTTGACCATACAGCGCAGCCAGAACCTCAACATCAACGCCAACCTCGACAGCATGACCAAGAGCGACATCAAGTCGCGGCTAAATGAATTGCTGGGCGTTAATGACGAGATGAGCGATAAAGATCATTAGGCTGCGATAAAGGACATTAGGCTGCGACAGCAGCCAATGACGGGGATGAGGAGGATAATCGAGAGAGAGGCCTCTCTCTCTTCCCCCGCGCCCCGCCCGCCAAAATTTAACATAATCCAATTATTTAACATAATCATGGCTTTAAAGGGAATTCCCTGCGCATTCGGGTCGCCCTGCGGCTGATCCTGTGTTCAAAGGGGTCACAAACCGGGCAGTTCGGGCCAAAGTCGGGACTCCTTTGGATCTGGTTTTTGGTTTTGACGATTCGATTGACCCGACACCCGGCACCCCCTTCGAGCGCGGCGGCGAGCGAGCGCATAGCTATAGCTGAGTTCGGCGCATAGAATTATTAAAAAATACAGAAGGGTTAAATGGGGGGTCCCTTTGGGGTCGGCAGTTGCTGGAGAGAGTTGCCGATGTGGAGGAGATGGGACCCCCCGGTTTCGATCATACTTGCTTGGGACCCCTATTTGCCACAAAATTGCGCAAAATTTCAGATATCCGGTTTATGGTCGATTCACGACAAAAGGGCGCAAGTTTCGAGCGTGACATCGTGCGCAGGCTAAACGATTTTTTCGTTGGCCACGGTTTCGATGTGGCTTGCAAACGCAACCTTGACCAGTATCAGACCAACAATCTGTGCGACATCGAGATTCCTTTTCACGCCATCGAGTGCAAAGCGTACAAGGATGGTTGGTGGTGGCGACCTGAGTGGTGGAAGCAGGTGTGCGAATCCGCCAAGGATCGCATCCCGGTTCTCGTGTACAAGTTCAACAACAAGCAGCCTCGGGTGTGCGTCCCGATGTACGCGATCAACCCGGTTCTCCCGCGTGATAATGCTCTGACCACAGTGATGACTTTTGATGATTGGCTGGCTATCATGCGGACTAATTGGGAGAGTTATCAGGATCTAGCTGAGGCGTAGCGTGGCAAGCCCTATCAACCCCTTGATGAAAATTATAGAGAATGCTCGCAAGGCAGGTCTCCGCGCATACCACGGCACCGCTTATGATATGCCGCCTTCTCAAAGGTATTTGGACAAAAAAACCGGAAAGACTTACGTTGCAGAATTAGACAACCCTCTGCATCAGAGAATAGTCAGCGATACCGATAGATACGAGCCTATCGGAGAGCCATCAGAGCTTGGTTTGTTCGATGCCAACAGAATTGGCACTGGTGAGGGCCAGCAATCCTATGGCCGTGGCT